AAATACCAGATCCAGCTTGCGGTTTTCATCAATTTCGGCCTTGCGCCGACGTTTGACATCATCCGGATTACGACCACTGGCGCGTACCCAGTCTGATTCTGTCGCCGCCCCACCTCGGATCTGGATTTTCCAGGCTTCAGCTTCCTTGACAGGATCGATCCACGGCATTACCGGACCAGAATATGTTGCGTTATATAACGTTTTCATATCGACATCCGGCGGAATTTTCAGTAGCCCTGCCGCAATAACCATGTTAAGCCACGTCCGGTATACAGGGCGTGTTACTGCACCAATAAAGCAATCCTGCAGGATCAGATAACCATCAGTGGATTCGACCAGCTCCTGCCGCTGTGCGCTGTAGGTACCGTTATAATGACGTGCTGCACTGGAAAAACTCAGGCGGCTTCCCGCCGCCACTGCACGTAACTGACCATTGCGAAAAGTTTCAAGATTAGGATTAGGCCGATCGGATTTGATCATGCCAATATCTTCCCCTTTACGCAGATCATCATAAATAATACCTGGGGTGATATGCAGTTCCCGGTCGTTATCCTTATTTGTCACGGGTTCATCATAATCCTGCCCGTCTCCTTTGCGGATATACAGTCCCAGTGCTGCAGCAACGCGCGCCGCTGTCAGTTCGGCATCTTCGTATTCCTTAAGCGCACTGATCCGCATCAGCACACCTGACAACATAGATGTTCCACGCGTCTGATGAAGACGGCGGGTAAATTTCAGATGCACCATATTTTCAGCGGCAATCTCTTTGGTATCGACCTGCCGACCAGTGACCGGATAATTTTTATAAACCAGGTATTTTTTCGGCCTCCCCCAGTCATCCAGAAAAACTCCCTGATTCAGCCCCGCAGATTCATCACTGAGCATGGGTACAAAATCCGGCTCCATTGCCTCGAGCCAGAAAGGTACACCGGCAGGCCTCACCAGTCCGCTTCCCGTTCCACTGACCATCTGGGCAAACACTTCACCATCACGTAACCAGGTACGTAACAGCAGGCGCTCAAGTATGGGGCGGGTATGTTGTCCGGTAACATCCGGGCTGACAGACCATTCTGCCCACAAACGACGAATAATCATTGCCAGCTCTGTAGCCACACCGCCGTTTTTCAGGAATGGCTGGGGTTCGACAATAATCCCTTTTGCACCTATCACCCGCTCCTCAAGTTTGTCAAAAACGCCGATAACCAGGTCATGATTGATATCCAGAAAGCGGGCCTGCTCCCGCAGGGAAACCGCCCCGTACTTACTGAGCTGGTCGGCAGAACGGTTTTCCCGTCGGGCTTTATGTGTGCGGGTGGGTTTTACAGCCTCATAGGCACGAATTAATGCCCTCGAGCGTAATCTAGCAGCCTTCCAGCCAGGAGAAAAAACACCAATCACATCATCAAGAATTGCCATCAGAACCTCGCCAGTTTATACCCCGGGATCCCCCGTCGCCGCGCAGTGATAGTGGCAAGGCGACGTTCCCATTCCTGCCTCCCCTGCCGGATCTCAGACAGATTTTCCATGGTCATCTGCTGACCGTTAAAGGTGACGGATTTTCCGTCAAGTACCGCCATTTCCGCATCAATATAACGCTGGATCATGGCTTCAATATCACTCTGGTTCATAACCATCCTCCGGAAGTCACCCAGGGATTATCCTCATCGGGCGTCACTTTTTTTCTTTTCTTTTTTCTGGCAGGCAGGGGGGCTGGTTCCGGCATAACAGCCTGCTCAGTGTTGTCACTGACGTATTCCAGCCAGGTTTCCCGGCATGCCCATTCCGGTGCATCCGGCCACTGAATTTTCTCGTACCCATGCAGAATAACCAGCGCCTCGGCATACACCATCAGGTCAAAAGCTTCGTTGGCACCACGCCCAGGTTTACTCCATTTCCCGTCGCTACTCCGTTCTTCATACGTCAGTTCGTCATAAAACCAGCTCCCCAGCCAGTCAGGGAAATGCACATAGCCGGGACCTGGCGAGTCACGCCATAACGCGTTATTCACCCGGTCTTTCAGGGCATCCGTCTGAAGAAGCCAGAGCGGCACATCACCTGCGGCCTGCGCCCGGCGGCCCGTTCGTCCGGTGTTATCAGGGAATGTACGGCTGATCAGTTTTGCGCGCCGGATGCTGTCGCCCTTAAACAGGTAAATACGTTTACCAAGGCCATCACGACGGCAACGACGCCAGAATTTATAGGCATTATCAGTGACCCCGTCCTCACCGCCGGAGTCCACCGCCATTGCCATTACCCGCATGCGCTGAGAAGGGTCAGAAGCCAGCGGCCAGCTTTTATGAAAAACATCCGTCAGCAGAACATCCCAGTCTTCAGGATAACCGGCAGGATCAATACGCAGGCTTTCTCCGTTGCTGTCACAGCGCAGTGACTGCGTGATGTTGTAACGGTCGATAATCCAGCGTTCTCCGCGACCACCATAGCCTGTTACCTGAACCACAAAACGGCGATGACGCCCTGCCTGCACATCCACTGTCGCCGCAAGGAAATTAACGCCATCCGGTACACTGCGGTGAGGAACGGGCTCTGCCCGCTGTTCAAGCAGTTCGCTTTTTCGTTGCTCCATGCTGGCGCGGGGAAGATAAGGTAATCCCCAGTCGGTATTGATAACCGTCTTGAGTGTTTCTTCACTTCCGGTTGTCTCGTATTCCTGTTCTGCAGTAAGCAGTTTGTAAACGAGTTGCGAGAGTGTCTGGTAAGCAGCTGCCGGACCCTCCATCCAGAATGACGCAATACGTGAGCGTCGGGGATCACCATAACGACTACCATCCGCATTGATGGATTCACCATCCCGCAACCAGACCCCACGTCCGTTCAGCTCACGTTTTTGTTCAGGCATAATCCGTCCTGAACAGGAAGGACACTGAATATAAGCCGCCTCACTTGCCAGCACGGGATCGGCAATATCACGGAAACCAGCAACCACATCGCCGCAGGGCTGAAAATACTCACCACAGTGTGGACAGGGCCAGTACCAGCGACGGCGATCGCCACGGTTATAGAGCGACAGGATCCCCGTGGTTGGTGGAGCCTCATGCGGTGAAGTCCGTCGCCATTTCACATCCTTCACATCCCTGCCGGGGGAACTCTCCACCAGCGTCATACCACTGGACATAAATGTGGTGGTACGTTTTGAGGCAAGAGAGAAGGCATCCCCCTCGCCATCAATATCTTCCGGAAAACGGTCATAATCCGTCAGCGCCACGCATTTATAATCTGATGAGGACATGATATTGACTGACGGCCAGCCGATTTTCAGGTAGTTGCCAGCAAGGAATGTTCTGTCATAAACGTTGTTGTCATTTTTGTTCGGACTCAGGCGACTGACCACTTCCGGGCTGACGCGAAACGTTCTGGCAAGTCGTTTTTTGGAGTGTTCGCGGGCTTTTTCCTCCGTCATCTGAATGATCAGCATATCCGCAGGATCGCAAATCACGTTGTAAATCACCCAGCCGTCAATCAGGCCGATAGTCTTGCCGGTTCGTGCCGGGCCAACAAATATCACTGCGTCGTATTCACGCGAGGCCAGGCAGTTCATCGGCTCAATAACATACGGTGCCACCAGCGGATCCCACGGGACTGAGTTCCCTGCCCCCATGGGCACCCGCATATACTGAGCAACGGCATCAGCAACCCGCATTCGTCTCGGTGCGCGAAGGATATAACCTGAATCGGTTCGTGCTGCCTTTGCGGTTTCCTGATTCAGCATTACTCCTCCTGCTGTAATTCCTCCTCATCATCCGCACCTGCTTCAGTCACCCGCAGGGCTATCTGATCGCGCAGATCATCAATAATGGACTGAACACGGCTCACAGCGGCAGGCTGCAGACCGCAGTCACGTTCCAGAATATCCGGTAATGTCTCCAGCACCTGCACGACCGCTTTTGCCCAGATGGCAAACTCCCGTCTGACATCACTGGCCGGAATGAGTTGTGCCGTTTCCTGTTCGAACTTAAGACGCTCACGTTCAGACTGATACCAGGCTTTGCGCTCATGCGCGTCCATTTCGCCTTCTGCAACCGGCGGTGGCAATGCCAGAAATGCCGACACAATATCAACCACCCGATAAAGCTTGAGGTTGCTTTCATGCCCCCCTGCAACGGGTAGATTTTGCAGCCTTGCCGCAGCAGTCTGGCGATGTACACCTGACAGTGCCGCCAGTTGACTGATATTCAGCGTCAGATTTTTTAACTCTCGATCCATACCCGCTCCAGAATGTTTTAAACATGCATCTCGCGAACAACTTTAGGCAAACGGTGTTAGCGATGAACAAAAAACAATCAAAATCAACACCATAAAAATAAATATCCTCCGGCATAGCCGGAGGTTTTTCAAATGCGCCTATAAGGCTCTCTTACCAGCCGCGCCCTAACAGG